CTCAAGGTTGATAACTGTAGCTAATGCGGCAACTTGGCCTTTGCGATAAAACAGTTCTTCCTGATCTTTGACGGTTTGAAGATCTGCTAGCTGTCTAGCATTGTTGCCTAGCTCTTCAATTAACTGCTTAAAACCTGCATGGTTAAAAAGCGCGTTGTAGTTGTCAAAGTACTCCTCAAGTTCAGGTGTCATATCTCATTCTCTCTTTGGTTGATTTGTGCGTTTTAACACGGTTTTTAAAAAATGTCAGGCTTTTCGTGAGCGAGCTGTCTTTTTTGCTATGCGTTTTGGCTGAGAAGAATGCTGTTTTCCTGCCGCTGTATCCTTACGCTTCTTGCGAGTAGTCGCCGCATACTCCTTGGCCGATAAGGATTTAATCGCCGCTTTAGGCAGGTATCGCTCACCCGTAGCTTTTGAGCCTTGGGTTGATGGCTTGCCTGATTTGGTAGTCCATTTCTGCTTAGTCCACTTCTTTAGTGACTTTTGAGGCTTCTTAAGCGCCATTACTTATAGCCTCCACCCTTAGCTTTGTATTCTTTAGCTAACATCTGGGCTTTACGAGCAGACCACTGACCCGGCTTACCACCCTTGCCACCCGCTTTAATCTTATTAAAAAGATTCTTACGCATAGTAGGCTTGGTGTAGTTGCCAGCTTGGTTAACCTTAGACTTCGTAGCCATAACTACTTCTTTTTATTCTTCTTGTTAGTAAGCATCCGCCCATTACGCTTGGGCATAGCAGGCTTTTTCTTTTTCTTTGGCATTGCTTTCATTCCGTAAGCCATAACGCTCTCCTTAGATTACTTGCCAATCATCATAAAGCTATAGGAATCCATTTTACCAACGTCTTCCTGATTGTCTTTTGAGTCGTACTTTGTAGGAATGCCTTGCTTTTGCATTTCTTTAACACGTCTTTTGGAAGTCTCACACATAGAGTAATACTCAGTAGGCGTATAGCTAACTGTATGATCTTTGTCTTTCACTTTTTGCCTCCATGAACTTTCTCAATAGCAAAGTCTGCTGACTTAGATGCACCCTTATGCGGCTTGTAGCCTTCGGATGGATCTTTCATCAGCTTGTACTCTTTGCCTTTCTTCATCCAGTGATAACCGTCAGGTGCTTTAACTTTCATAGCTCTTACCACTTGACCTTATGCGACCAATAACGCGCAGATAATTTACCGGGACTTGAGTCTTGGGCATTGTGCCGGGCGTAGTAACTCTTTTTTCGCGCTTTGTCCTTTGCGCTCTTAGGGTTCTTACCTGCACCTTTTACTCCCTGCTGACCAAATCGTATGGTCTTGATCTTATCACCCTCTTTCGCAACTACAACATGCGATTTAGTGCGGTGCCCCGGCGTTCTCTTCGGTTTGTTGAATCCGCTTACGCCCGCGCGTGCTAGTCTTGGATCCCTTGCCATCACTCAACTCCTTCAACTGGGACTTCAGGTTCTGGATTTCCTTCTCCAACGGCTCCAACTTGTGGCTGAACCTCTGGAATATCATTTGCAACTCTCGGTCTGTCAACATTTACCTTGCTCTCCATTTCTCTTTCTTTGATTAACGTTTCTGCCAACTTCATTCGGCGTTCAAACTCTTTGTCTTCTGCGTCACCTTCTTTCAGGTTTCTAGTAACTGCACTGATCCTATCAATCTCAAGCTCAATAGGAACTGCTTGAGCCTCTGCCGAAAGTTTCTGCGCTCTAGCCGCCGACTCTTCAGCCTGAGCATTAAGCGCATTAGTTTGAGATTGCTGAAATTGCATCTGAGTTTGTTGTGCAACCATCTGCATTTGCTGTGCTTGCGGATTCGGTTGCGCCGCTTGAGTTAATGCCGCAATTAATTCTTCGCGGTTTGACAGGTTCATGTTGTCAATAACGGATTGAACAAGCGTCATGTAAAGTGGAGAGTCTTGGCCCATTGTTTGCAGTAGCTGTACTAGCTGAGTAACTTCGTACTCACGAGCAATAATACCCAGAGTGCTACTAGCGTTAAACTTGTAATCTGCAACGGGATAAGATTCGGGATCAAACTGCATATATCTGTGTGCGGCCTTCTTAACGAACGGTATCAAGAAAGACTGCTGGAAGTTAATTAGAGTGCGCTTATGTCTCTTGATAACAGCACCTAACGACATACTGATACCTGCCGCCGTGGACTCACCGTTAACTTGACCCGCAACTCCTGCTGAATCTACCGCACCCGTAGCTTGCTGAACCATCTGCTGTAACGCACCGGCTTGAGCAAAGGTAATCTGATTGACCTGACCAAAGTTAAACGGCTGGAGTACCTCTCTTGGATCTCCGTTAGTTAAAATCATCTTGCCGGGACGTACTTCTGGCTTAGCACCACGGGGTAAACGAGTAGCATCAATAGCCATCATTGGGTGAATAGTAAGGCTTAGTGCGTCGATTCTAGCCCGAAGCTCGGTATCAAGCGCCTTTTGTGAGTTGTAACCCTTCTCACAAACGCCTCTTCCCCAGAATCGCCCAGGCACTACGTCCCATGGGAATGCCACAACAGGACGATCCCCCATCATATAAGGGTTAGCTTCTGCCTTTAAAAGAACTCCGCCGTTTGCAATAACAATAACCGCTTCAGCATAGGCACTTTTATCTGCGTCAGTCGCCTCATTAACATCAGCCATTGCCTCATTAAGAAGCTCGCGAGGAACAAGGCCGTAGTATTTAGTAAGGCGTACTTTGTCATCGTTATAAATCGTAATGTCTTGATCAGGCTCAAGGTCTGTATCAGGAGCCGCAGATCCTATGTAAACATCACGATAAACACCCTGCTCTTGCAGAAGTTCTACTTGGTGACGGCTAACAAACTCGTCAATACAAACGCCTAGCGCATCATCAACACTGGTTGCCACAGGATCTATTAAGAAGTTTTGCGGAAGAACAGGCTTGAGCTTTACTTTTACCCGCTCTTGGATGCTGACACCTACCGCTTGAAGGTCGCCATCCATAATGGGTTGCGTAGCAGGCGCCATTTCTTTCATTTCTTCAATGACAATCTCACCAATGCCCGTACCAAAGACGGCGGCATTGATAAGGCATTCCGCAACAGACTTACGAATCATGCAGTTTTCAAAATCTTCAGTAAGCTTGTTTCTTAGGAAAAGAACATCCTGACGCTCTGTGTCACCCATGTTGTCAGAAACATCGAACCACTTGCCTCTTCCAAATGTGGCCTCTTCTAACTCAGCAACATTGGATTCAACAGCCTGTTGTAAAGCAGGAGAGATAATACGGCTACGCTCACTCCGACGCTCGCTGTCAGAAGGATCCCAAATGCCACGCCATAGCCGATAGTATTCCTCAAAACGGTCTTCATAGTTAGATTCATAGTAATCACGCCAATCTTCACATTTGTTAATGACCCAATCCTCTACGGTTTCTTGGATCATTAAAGGCTCTTCTTCGTACAAGTCGCTCATATTAGTATCCCGCCACTATGTCTAAGATGTCGTGGTCGTCTATTTCGTATTCATAGTCATAAGCCACTTTGGCCAACTGGTCAATGTAAGCTAATGCGTCTATTAAGTCGTCGTGGGTCAAAGGATCAGGGAATTGGAACAGTTGGTCAAGGAATCTTGAGTTCCATTCGCCTTTGTTT